GTTTAACCCTCCAAACATGAGAAGCGTTATTGCTTCTCCATAGGTTTATTATAGCAGTTGAAGCCTAGCCTTCAAGCTCAAACAACATATATCTGACCTGGAATCATTACAGTATTGTAATCTTTAGGCAGCAAAGCACCGTATTTTTGGCATGATTTTTGGCATGGGATATTAAGATAAAACGAATAGTAGAACATAGGTAAAATTAAAATTGCTCAAATCGCATTACAATAATTGCAAGCTTTTTGTGACAATATGACAGAATGTTAATGTTGATCAATTGTTGATAGCACAAGGGATAGTGGCGTATTGATTGACGGTATTGATTAGGGTGATGGGAATGATGGATAACATATCCCTAACAATATACACATCGTCTCCCCTAAAATAAATCAATCAACCTGGTTATTTATACAGTACTGGCTATATGTACAGTACCCCCCCACCCCCAACTTGGCAGGGCTAGTTTAATGTTAATATCCACCCCATATACCGGAGCTTTTTTTAAAGTCAACTGATGTCTTTGCTATACAATTCAGGGAGTTACGAGTGATTTAGTGCTTTAGCAGTACCAGATTTGGTACTACCTAGGAGTGTATTGAGAGATAAGTGGTTGTTTTAGAAGGGATAAGACGTAACTAGGTGCAGCGTGATCAAGGTAGTACTGGGTTCTGAAGAGCAAAAGAACCCCAAGGGAAGACTAAAGAGCCTAACCTTGGTTCCTTCTACTCTAAGTGCACTTGGGCCTTCGAGCAATTCGTCATTAACGCAATTAAACGAACTCAGCTGCCTTCTACTAGCGTGTAGTCCACCCCCTGTTCAGCCTTTCGAACTCAGATGCGCCGTGGGGTATCTTTTTGCGCTTTAAGCCTTGAGCGGTGAGGGAAGCTTTCGCTGGACATATCCTTCAAGGCCGAGATTTTGTAATCGAGTCAAAGTATACATTACACCAGCGTAATCTTATAGTTTTTTCCTTGACTTTTTCGTCTTTTTTACATCTTTTTTTATAATTAATTTACAAAGCCTGTTTTAGGCTATTATACTACCGCTGTCGGCCCTCCCTCTCTCAGGCTGACCGCCTTCCCTTTAGCGTTCGCTTCTGGGGAGGTGTTTACTATGGAGCTTTTATGGATATGAATTTAAAGGGTTCGCCTTTTGACGGACTAACTCAAGAAGAGTTTGGCGTTCTAGCGAGATTAATAGGGCAGAACCAACAAAGTCCTTTCCAGCAACCTCAATTTATAGAAAGAGGGATCCTTGATAGGCTTATACGTGATCAAGGCATTAAAATTTCAGCGGGGAAAAGAGCCAGCGTAAAGGTTGGACCTAAAGGTGCAGAAGCTAATTTTAAACCAAGCAAAAGAACAAATTTAAAGATTAAAGAAAAAAGCGCAGAAGCTACTTTTAAACCAAACAAAAAAACAACTTTAAGAGCTAGCGTAAACCCCAACTATACTGGTTTAATGTATAGAAGGGAATTATAAGCACTAATGAGTATTGATTTTAACCCAGAGTTCACAGTGGCAAACGTCTTAACTATAGTGGTAGCCTTAACCGTTGGATTGTCGGCCTGGAACAGTGTCGAAGGTCAAGTGTCCCAAAATCAAACAGCAATCAATGAGAGCAAGGAGTCAGTGCAAAAAATAACAACTGACCTAGCGGAATTAAAGATAGATGTGGCTTTGTTGAAACAAGACTCCGAGCACGCATCTGAAATGATGGAAGAAATCAAAGCAAATCAAGCGCAAATTATTAAATTATTAACTAAAGGATAAATAATGGCGACATATTACGTTGACTCAAATCATACTGGCGTAGCTAACAGCGGCGCAGGCGATGGATCACTTTCTGACCCGTTTGTGGGAATAAACGATGTTGCGACTTACGCTACATTAGCGGCTGCTGACGTTGTTTCAATTGCTGAAAACTCTGTTTTTTATTTAGACGATGGATCAGAATTTAACCTTGATACAAACATAACTTCTGGGGTTCACTGCCTATATAAGTGTACCGTGGAAGGTGGGGATTGGCTTAAAAAGCCAGTGATATATGCAGCAAAAAGATATGACAACAACGCAAGCTATAACTGGGTTTCAAGCGGAATAAACAATGAGTGGTATTTAACTTCTCCTACCGGGACAAACCCCAGCGTAGTCGAACCAAAATCAGGGACTGTTGATGGGTACTATAGAGGAAGCTCTTGCAATGATAACAATTCTGCAAAAGAGCAAAGAGCAACTGATACCGCTTCAGGAAATGATCAAGTTATCGAGTCTATGTCAGCGCTTTGTTGGGGGTATGGAGCGGGAGCAGTAACATCTTTAGGATATAATACAATTTGGTTTAAGCCTGAAGACGGGAAAACTCCAAATGACTATGAGATACTACTATCTAATAATGATAGAGTTCTTAACTCCAACAGAGCTGGTTACGATTTTCAAGATTTAATTTTTTCTCATGGAAACTCAGAAAACGTAAGGGGAAGACAAAATGACACGAGAATATTTATACGATGTGGCTTAGTTAATGCAGACTTTACTTGCATTGACACAGGCAGCACACAATCAGCAATGATAAATAAATTTTATTCTTGCCTTTTTTCTCAGAGTCATAGAGTTTCTGCAATGAACCACGCTATCGGTGGTGTTGATTTGTATAACTGTGTTGCTCACAATATACACATTACAGTTTTAAATTCAGGCTCATTAACAAACACAATTAATTTTAAAAATAATATTGTTATTGATGGCGAGTCTGGCATAACAGACATAAACTCAAATACAACCTTTAATGAGGCAAATAATATTTTTTACCAAAGACACAATGCTGCTAATGATGCGTCTAAGATTTTGAGATACGTTACAGATTCATCTGATTGGGCTACAAGTAGTGCAACAACTATACCTAAGTCTTTGTCTACCAGCACAGTTTTATCTCAACAAGCATTGAGAAATCCATCAATAGTTAAATCCTATATCCATGATTGGAAAAAATGTGATTTTCGTCTTTTAGAAAATAGTCCAGCTATAGGGGCTGGCCTTGCAATAAGCGATGTTCCTACTGACGGATATGGCGAATTGTTTAGCATTACAAATCCAAATATTGGAATGTATGCAGGTAACGGATTAGTTAAATACGGCGAGCAAAGTGATAACTGTGTAATAATAAGCACTAATGAGCAAAAAGATTCTGTATCAATTAAGCTAGATGCTGGGCAGAATATAAACGTAAAAACTTTTCCAGAGTTAAGGGCAGATGAATCGGTTTCTGGATCTATAGGTGGAGGCTCAATAGGAACCGTAGTTGGCGGCGGCGAATCCCAAGGATTTGTCAAAAATACTAAAAATTACACTGTAACTTTAATATTAACTAAGTCAGCTACCAATGATCTTGTCAGGGTTGAAGTGGATTAATTTATAATTAATTTAACCCAAGGATAAAAATTTTATTAATGATTAAACGACAAAAGAAAAGAAAGCTTACTAAGCAGCAGGAAAAGTTTGTTGATCTAATGGCGCGTGGTTATCACGAAGGCCGGGATCCAACAAAGATGACTGTAATGGATGCTTTTAGGTTAGCGGGATATGCACCAGATAACGGTAACGCCTATCGCTTATATAAAGACCTAAAGGAAATTATTAAAGAAAAGCGTGATGATCTTGTTGATGAAAATCAAGTTGCCTCGTTAGCTACTAAGATCATTGAAGACATTATGGTAAACCCAGATGTCAGACCAGAGATTCGCCTAAAGGCGGCACAAGACGTTCTGCACAGAACAGGCCACGATAAACCGAAAGAAGTTAATCTTAACCAAACAGTATCTGACCTTTCTGATGCGGAACTTGATGAACAACTATCCGAGCTGATTGAATCATCCACTAATGTCAAACAACTTAAGCAAGGCTGAAAAACAAAAACTCCTTAAGTTAATGCAGGAGAGAGAGGAAAGGCGAAAGTTTAATGCTATCGCCGAATGGAGTCCGTATGGCTGGCAGGAAATCCTTGCAAATGCGACAAAAGAGAACAATCAGTGTCTAGCGATGGCGGGCAACCGGGTAGGAAAGACCTATACTGGCGCTAGAATTACAGCGTGTCACCTAACAGGAAAATACCCTGACTGGTGGACAGGTAAGCGGTTTACCAAACCAATTAATGCTTGGGCCGCTGGCGCTAGTACGGTTACGACAAGAGACATCCTACAGAAAGAGCTGTTGGGTGATCCTGTCAATTTAGAGCTAAGAGGCTCTGGCTCGATACCTAAAGACTGCATTGTAGATGTCGTTAGGAAGCCTCAGATACCAAACGCAGTAGAAAGTATTGTAGTGAAGTTCCACAATGCTTTCGGCGTACACATAGGTGAGTCGGTACTATCTTTTAAGTCCTATGAGATGGGCGAAGAGAAGTTCATGGGTTCATCATTAGACTGGGTGTGGCTAGATGAGCAACCAGCACAGAATATATATACCCAGTGTTTAACAAGGACATTGGATAAGAGGGGTTACGTTATGATGACGTTTACTCCTGAAAGCGGCATGACTCCTGTTATTAATCAGTTCTTGAAAGACAGGAAGAAAGGCCAGTTTCTAATACAAGCAGGGTGGGACGAAGCGCCGCACCTTGATGAAGATGCAAAAGAGCAGATCCTAGCGCAGTACCTTCCTAACGAAAGGGAGATGCGTACAAAGGGTCAGCCGGTATTTGGTAGAGGCATGGTCTTTCCTTACTCGCTTGAGAAGCTGGTAGTGGAGGACTTTGACATACCTGAGTCTTGGCCGAGGATATGCGGCATTGACTTTGGATTTGATCACCCTACAGCGATTGTATGGGGTGCGATTAACCCAGAGAACGGTTGCTTTTATATAGTTGACGAATACAGAGAATCTCGTCAAACCGCAGTCGAACACGCCATAGCGATAAGGGCTAGACCGCACCAACCGCCTATAGCCTGGCCGCACGATGGCAACAGGACGTTTGATGGCGGCGACTCAATGGCACAGCAGTACAGGCAGGAAGGAGTTAACTTTCTACCAGAACACTTTACAAATCCCCCTGACATATCGCAAACTAAGGGAGATATAAAGATTTCTGCTGGTATTACTGC